TGTCTCTGCATCCTCTGGTGGAATTTGATTGTGGCACTGCTTTGCATCCTGCTGCAAGTCTTCATCAAGTGGATTCTGTGGGTAATGGATTAGCCTAGTCTCCCTGCTAGGCTGCCTCGCTCGGATTTCCAAGTCCTCTTGCCACAACACACCGAGCGGGGCATTATGGCGTTCAGGATTGGATACTCGGAATACAGACTAAAAGGACACCGAGTAAGCGGGTTCGACTCCCGCTGCGCCACTACCCGAATGGGTAATAAAAAGCAAATAGTTCGGTTCTGCGAGCGCAGAATTTATTACTATTTGTATGTCAAACAAAACAGCCGAGATGCGAAAAACGCAAAGGAGTAAACTATGGCTAATACTGACGAACAGAAAAACGAATCCCCTCTGGCAAACCGTGGTCCGAAGTACCTCAACTTTCCGGTTGACGAATACACTCCGGTCTGTGTGATTGCCTATATGGTCGCACCCCTCAAGCCGAATCCGAAATTCAGCAAGGACTCCACTCCTATCCCGAGTGTTCGTTTCCTGCTTGCCGGACTGGTGAAGGATCCCGACAACAACAACGAACCGACTGTCGTTCGCAAGTGGACCGGATGGAAGTCCATCTCTTACAACGAAAAGTCTGGTTTGATGAACTTGTTCAAGGGTGTCCCCGCAGAAGAAATTTTGCAGGACGACAAGGAAGGTGGCAAACTCTGGACTACTCCGTTCAAGTGTCTGCTTGAATTGAGCAAGGACGGAAAGTACACCAACATCACTCGCATCAAGTTGGGTGACGATGCCGGTCAGATGAACATTTGCTACACTGCCGAAATCGAGAAGACTCTGTTCAAGACTGTCAAGGCATACGCTGCCGAGGTTCCTCTTGAAGTTGCAGTCGTCAAGATGCCGGACGGTATCAAAAAGTTCTTCCCTGCCGACTTGAACGATGCGCCCGTCTATGACGAAACCGATGACTAACTCCGTTGGTTAGTTGAACGAAAGCCCACTGCCCTCCTTGACTGGTCGGGTGGTGGGTTTTTTTTTATCACTGCGAAATTGCAGTACTGGAGCACTGATGAAACTATCTGGTGAATACGATATCAAAGAACTGGTCCGCGCACTTCAAGGGAACTTCTCTTGTCAGCGTGTGATTAAAAACTCCAAGGGCAAAGTTCTGCCCATCGAAGAACAAAAGATAGTGCTGGAGGCTTTCTTTCTGCACATCGAAATCTTTGCCGTCACTGCCGAAATCGTTATCTATACCATCAGCGAGGACGACAAGGGCACAAAGAAATTGAGTAAGGTGATGACACTTACTGGAAAATAATATAGATTTAGGGTATGCTTGATGGGAAGAATACAGACCTTCTTATTGGTATAGCCAGAAACCGTGACACTCCTGCTGCCACGAGGGTGAGTGCGTGTACTCTCCTTTATCGTCTGTCCTCTCTTCCTGCCAAGGAGATTATTTCTATCTTACAGGAAACCATTGACGACTACCATACCAAGGCTGGCGTTCAGGTGAAGGCGATGGACTTGATAGACAAAATCAACAACACTACTGGACTGGAACCGGAACTACGCTCCGAGGACGAGAGTATCGTCACAACTAATCTTATGGAGAAGTATCTGGTATGCCCCAACAGTGCACCCTGAAATCTATTCTCGAAAAGTTTAAACCGCGTCTCGGTTATCGTGAACTCGACTCTGCTGCTCTCGACATCAGCAGATCACTGGCATCCGGCAACCTCGGTGACGGCAACGACAACTATGCTGAATGGGCATCCATCAGTAATGACCCTCTCGTTATCGTAAACTATGTGCGGACCTACATCACCACTCTGGTGAGCAAGTTGAGTTCGGCCCCGTTCCGACCGAAAGATGACGCTCTGGCAGAAAAGGGACTGAACGCACGACTGGACTCTGTGTTCAGCGAACTCTATACCGATGTGCTCAACGATGGCTACGCCTATCTTGGTGTGGGCTTTGTCGAGGGGAACGCTGTGGTGCGCCCGATTGACGCACGATATATCTTGTTTAACGGAGATGACCCCTCTCTGCGTGATTCTACCGATGTGGTGGTGTTTGAAATCGTCCCGCTAGGTTTGGATAATTCGGTAGAAAACCCCCTTGTAAACTCGTTTCTGACGGCCTATGTGCGCTATGATACCTCAACGGAAAGAGTGCGCGTGAGCCACTATCACAAGGACAAAAAGAAAGGTATCTTTGTACTAGATGTGTATGACGAAGACCCGAACAAGCCGGTCACTTATCCGATGCAGAACCTTGACCGCATACCGGTGATTAGGTTTGTGGGTGAACGCATTGAACTCTCTGACAAGCGCTATCACTATCGCGGCGTGTACTACCAGATGGGCGCTGTGCTCAAGGCTCTCGCTCTGTCCGGCACCAAGATTCAGATTCGTACTGCAACATCGAGTGATGCCAACTACATCGCCCGGTCTGACGCAACTGCGAACCACAAGGATGTTTGGGAAAATACTGGTACACTCACCATCGACAATGTTGACACCAACGGAAACGACATCCCTGCTGTGCAGATTGTCGAACACGACAATGAGTTCTTGCTGAAGGGCTTTGAACTCTGGAAGAATGTAATCGCAGACAACCTCGGTCCCACAGTAGCCAGTGGCTCCGAAGCCGTCACACGCGAGGAAGTCATCGCGAGAAACGAAGTGAAGGACGCCATTTCCAACACTTATCTCTCGCGTATGGCTGACGGCATTGAAGAGGTCTACCGCTGCATCCAGATGTTCGAATCTGGAAAGAAGGAAAAGGTAGTAATCCTCGGTGGCTACATCGAATCTGTAAAGCGACAGAAGGAAATCGGCGAACTCAACAGAATCTATCAACTCGCCAAGGAGGGCGGGCTGAATGTTCAGGGCTTCGTCATCCAGCAACTTGCTATCGCCGACCTCCCGTCCTCGGTGAAGGAAGCACTTGCAGTCTCCTTCGCGCAGGATCCGTTCAAGAGTCCGCAGGTACTCGCACTTCAGGAACAGGTTGCACAACTCAACCAGACCATCCAACAGCAGAACACCCAAATCGCACTGCTCCGACTCCAGGCGACGCAGCGTCTCGAAAGACAGAAAGAGTTTATCGACTCTACCGAACGCACGAAGCGTCTGGAAATCGCACTCAAGCAGTGGACCGAGGAAGAAAAGCAGACGCAAGAGGCTCGTATGGCAGTCCTCAACGACTGCTTGTCGAAGGGCGACTACGAAGGTGCGGTTCGTGTTATCGAAGAAATCAAGAACACTTCCAACCCCATCATCACAGACAACATCATCAATATGGGTGCAAACGCTTTCTCCGACGAGAACAACAAGTCCGTCCAGAACGCTCTTGCTGAAACCGGAACGCCTCCGGCACAGCCCGCTCCGATGCCGACACCGGCTCCCCAGCAGAGTACGCCCTACAACGCTGCTGTTCCCCATCAACAGAACATCAAACAGACAGGGAACTCCACGGCTCCTATGCCGAGACCTGCGGTGACTCCCTTCAACGACGCATAGGAGAAGTTATGAACGCTAAAACATCAGGTGCGATGCAGGGTGCTTCCATAGGGTCCGCTGGCGGTCCCGTCGGAGCGATTGCCGGTGGCATACTGGGCTTCCTGTCCGGTGATTCCGCCAGCAGCTCCGAACTAGGTCAGAGTATATCCAATGCTTATGGCAACGCCGCCGGTAGACAGGCCGCGAAGGACTGGGCCTCTCTTACTGACGAAGAACTTAACCGCGTTAAGAAGTTCGACGACTTCTCCGATTGGGGGAACTATGGGAATACTTAGTGGACTCAAAGAGTGGGCATCCGATTTGGGGGACTACGGAAAGAGCATCATCGGTTTCGACGAGGATTGGCACTGGGACCCCAGAGAGAACAACATAGTAACCGGCACTGCCGACTATACAGGCGACGTGCTCGGTCATCTCGGAATCGTAGACGATGAGACTTCCGACCGTGCCAACGACGAACTGCAAGCCTCGCAAGCTGCCGCAAACGCAGAACTGGATTACGGTCTAGCACCACAATTTACAGAACTGCAAAAAGCGGGTTACGGTCGCTCGCTCGGAGACAACCTAGACAGGTACGGCTCTGAAATGAATGACGCGATGTCCGGCACAACAGATGTCGGTATGTTCGCAAAGCAGCAGATGAACGCATCCGACCCGACACAGGTTGGGAACTACTTCCAGAACAGGAACAAGTTCGTCGGTGGCGGGACTTCCAAGGCGCTCGCTGGTTCTGCCGGCGGTGGTCTCAACAAGGGAATCTCCACGCAACAACTCAACCAGCAAGCAGGACAAATGTGGGACAAGGCTTTCTCCGATTCTATGGGTAACGCCAAGAACAATTTGTCTGTTGCCGGTGCACTGGGTCGAGGCTACGGACAGCAGGGCAACTTGGCTACGCAGCAACTGAATGCCAACAACCAGCCTATGCTTGACTACTTGCAACTAAATAACGACCGTGCAATGCAGAGATATGCTGGTAACATCGGACTCACTCAAGCTGCCGGTACTGCCGCCGGGCAAAGTCGTTCGATATTGTGAGGTAGAAAATGGCAGTCATAACAGACATTTTACACTCAATTACGGACCCGCTCCACATCACTGACAGCAAGGCTGCGGAGCGAGCTTACGACGCTCTGAATATGGGAAACGCGAACGCCGTAGCCCAGTTGAACTCAGATATGGGTCCTTCGCTTGACATACTCGATGAAGCGGCATACCCGCGATATCTCGAAAAGAATCTCGACATCTTCGATGACGAACTCCGAAAGGCGGAAGGGCGCACCGACGAAGCCGTGGACGAAATCTGGGACGCAGCCGATGCCGGTGAACGGACGGGAGACTTCATCAACCCTTATGCCGAGCAGATGGAAACGACTGCCGTGAACAAGATGCAGGGCGGTCTCGGTTCTTCCCTTCAATCAAGCGGCGGTCAGCGTAAGATGGCCGATATGATAAACCAGATGGGAAACCAGATGTGGGATACTGCCTTCCAACAGGCTCTCGGAGACTCGCAGAACCGTGTCGGTGCTGCCGGAACCTATGCGAAAATGGCAAGCCAGTACGCGGATATGTCGGGCCGTAAGCTCGAAAACGAGAACCAGCCTGCACTGGACCTCTTGAACCTCAAGAATGATATCGCGATGCAGAAGTACGCCGGTAATGTCGCACTCGGTCAGGCCGGTGCTGCGGTTGCCGGACAAAATAAATCTTTACTGTAAGGAGTGAATATGCCTAGACTTACTCTCCAACACTATGACATTCCGAACTATGCACAGATGATTCCGAACAAGCCGAGAAGCGAGCGTCCAATCCAGAAGATTGCCGACCTTCTCTATGTGCTTCACGGAATCCCTTGGTTCAAGAAAAAGATGGAAGGCGGTGACGGTCTCGCTACCGCTGAAGGAAACCGAGGTTACGACCAGACCGAACTCCAGAACGATGTCTCGCAGAGTATCGTGAACGACGACCTTGCGCAGCGGGCTACGGAAAAAGCAAGGTCTGTCGATTTCGGTCTCGACCAAGGAAAGCCCATCGAACTCCAGCTGTTGAAGCCTACTGACGAACCGCTAAAGCGCGAAGACCTAATAAGGACTGCGCTTGACGACGCTTTCAAGAAACGTTCTACGAAGAAAGACGAGGGTGAACAAGAGAGCACTGAACAGAAGAACAGTGAACAAAAGAGCAAATCTCCGACCAAGGAGAAAGCCGAGGCATACAAAGAAACCTTCGGCGACCCGGGTGACGAATTGGACTTGGTGTTCAGTGATGTGTTCCGTGAATCTCCGGTGAGCGAATCCTTGAAGTTCAGGGAAGAACAGGAAGAAGATTTGCGCCGTTATCTGAACAACATAAAGGCGACCGAAGAAATGAACGGATATTCTCCTGCCGATTACAGCGATGCAGAAATGCAGGACTTATGGGAACGCGAACAAGGTAGCGATGTCTCCCACGCGAAGGACTTGATGGAGGGCTACCGCGGAGGTGAGTCCAGATGGTAAGCGATCTCGAATTAGAAATCTTGAACTACAAGCCCGGTCGGCGCGACACCACTACTGTACGCGGGTTCCAGCTCGGCTCGCCTGTGGACGAAGCGAACAAGGGAATCGACACTACCCAAGAAGAAAAGTCGAACCCTCTGAAGAAGGACAAGGTGAATGTCAAGATTCAAGACGGCAAGAAAACCGATAAACAAAAGAAGAAAGATGAGCAAAAGCAGCAATCAATTGATCCAAACACTCCTAACATCTCTGTCAACAATGCTGGTGCAAGTCCTTTTACGGAAACTTACACAATCCCTGACGGGTTCAAGAGACAAGAACGAACCGAACCGATGACTTCGAGTCCGGCGTTCGACGCGTTGCAGAATCAGAATTTCGCTGACAACCTGCAACAGCAAGCGGCTGATGCCGAACAGGAAGAACACCGCTCGTTGCTTCAGGCAATTATGGGCTGGGACGATATCCCTGTGGGCAAGAAGTGGAACCACTATCTGCAACACGGATTCCTCGCTCCGGGTGCACTATCCAGTGAGGAAGCCCGCAAGAACGCGGCACTGGAGAACAACTCCAAACTCGGTGGTATGTCACCGACATTCGGTCAGGAACTCCGTTACCGTGCGGCTACTGAAAAACGATTGAACAACAACTGGGACAAACTTGTCAAGCGATGGGAGAGCGGTTATTATACCGGCGACGAAAAGTCCTTCTTCGACGAAGCGGAAAGGATTCTATCTGTCTATGGTGCAGAAGGATTCCCCATCGAACAGCTGACACGACCTTCGCGAAACGCTGGCGGTCATTCGCAGGGTGCATACAAGGTGATTCAGGATAACTATGAGAGGATGTCTCACATGGGAAACTGGATGAACCAGATTATGCAAGCTGCTGAACAGAATCCACAGTGGCTCAACGACCCTCACTCCCCTGCTACAATCCTCTTCGATAAGCTCGCCGAATATACCATCATTGGCTGGGCGCAGTCCAAGGGCGCTATCGCAGATGCCGAAAAGGTCCGTGCACAGGTGGAAGCTATGCCTCCGCTCCAGAAGCAGGCTTACTATAACATCGTGAACAACTACCTCGGCAGTAATGCCCGCAACGCAGCGGCTGCTGCTGCCAATCAGGGTGACTGGTCGGCTATGGCTGACCTTGAACAGTTGCAGGAGTTACTCACTCCGGGTAGTGGTACGGCTTGGCAGAAGGATGCTAACGGTAATTGGCAACTGGATTGGAACAAAGTAGCAAACGCTGCCCACTCGTTCGACCACAACAAGCACGTTATCAATGCCGGATGGCACGGAATCTCCAGATGGAGAGACCCGCACCCGACAAACGTGCCTATGGACCCGAACGCTGCGGTCACTGCCAACAAGAACTCAATGCAGATGTTCCAAGAATGGATGATGCAGAACGCCGATGTTGACCGATCAGCTATTTGGCAGGAAGCCTGTATGCTGTTCAACAACTACAAGAACGCATATGATGCCCGTCTCGGACAGTTCGGAAAATACTGGGGCTGGAACTACGACGGTCCGGCACCTGACCCGAACTTCGCCGGATATCTCCAGAGGGCGCAGCAGACTGTACCTGTCGATAGCACCTATGCCGCAGCGCGATTCTCCAGTGCACTTCCACCGAAGCCCGTAAACGACAACAAGAACCCGGAAGGTGGTCTCCGGGCAAGCGGAAACCGTCTATTTTAAGGAGCGAGTATGGGAATCAGACAAGACATAGTAAACGCACAGCGCGGTCCGCAGCGGTTCACTAGGGACTATCCGAAGGTCCCGATGTCGTCATCTTCAGAAGGCGATATAGGCAGCGCTTCTTCGGAAAAATCTGACTTCGTGCCGTTCCAAGGTGCCAGCTATGAGAACGCAGATGCCATAAAGCAAGGACTGAAGCAGCAGTTGCGTATGGTGGCGCAAGCCCGCCGTAAATTTCTCACCGAACCGAACTCCGATTGGGCTACTGGCAAGGCTTATGGCTGGACTGTGGCAGAAGACTTCGACGGAAGTCAATATCTCAAGCCCGCCACCAAGGACAGCATCGGCGAGGGTGATGGCTGGTGGGCATCACTGAATGACTATCTGAACGCACTTTGCGACTGGGTTGACGAAGGTGGCGTACCGAGACAGACCGTAGAAGACGCTGTGTACGGACTTGCCAATGATGCACTGATGCACCAGTTGTCGAATTTGGACCCAGATTACGGCTTCACTGGAACGCCGGGTACTCCCGAACACCTGAAACACAGAGCTGAAATGGCGGCAGAACTGGCGAAATACCCTCCCGAAGTTATCGAAAGGGAGAACCGTATGCGCCAGATGGCAAGAAATGCAAAGAACAACTCGAAGCTCGCACCTCTCACCGAGTTCAACAGGCAGAACGCTGCTCTTGGTACAGTTCTGAACGCTGCCGCACCGGGAACAAACGCAGCTCTCGCCGATGACGAACTGTGGTACAAAACTTCTCCTGTCGAAGTTGTCGCAAGAGGTCTCGGCGATGCCGCTCTCGGCGCGACTATGCTCGCAGCACCGGAACTGGGTGCTGGACTGATCGGTTCCCGCTCCGCTTTCCTCGGCACCAGACCGATTCTGAACTATGCCGTCGCCGGTGGTCTTGCTCCTATTGCAACCGAGGTAGTGAACCGTGGCGAAGACTTGGCTATGCGTGGACTGTTCGACCAAGGTACTGCCAATAGACCATTTGACCCCGCTGACCTCGGATTGAATATGGCTCTCGGTGCTGGCGTAGGAGCCGCTGCCGGAAAGATTGCGCCCAGACCGAAAGCCAACTACGAGTTCGTGAAGAAGGGAAAGAACATTGACTCCGAAATCGCGGCAATGAACCAGACCGGACGCGAGAACGCCACGCTCCAAGATATCATCGAGCACAACAATAATCAACAGCAGTTGATGTTGAAGCGACAGAACGAAGAAATCCTCAAACTTGAGAAAGAGATTGCGGAACTGAAAGCGAAGGACGCCGCACAGGTACAGCCCGAAATCGAGGGCGAACTGAAGCGGAGTATGTGGGAGCGGGGAAACCAACAGAGACTTGAAGAAGAAGCGATGAAAGCTGGCAAACCGGCGACTGCCGAAGACTTCATTACATCAGAAGACTTGACTGACATCGCACTCCCGCAGAAGGACTTCAAGAGCAAGTCGTACAGAGGCTATGACTTGGCTTATCCGACCTCCGCGCACAGGGTTCCCAAGATTCCTGAACCGGGCGCATACTCCGAAAAGGTCCAGCAGTGGCTTCCGCTTGCAACTCTGCAAGAAGGTATGGAGAACAAGAAGCTCATAGGCGCTACTGTCGGCGACTTGCGTAAGGCGACAAGCGAAAGCAGGGGCTTCCACCTCGGAGAAGCTCTGAAAGACCCCGACCTCGAACCGTATCTGTCTGCCGACACTCGCTCTAACCTTCTCGGATTCAAGTATGCAGACAGGGAAATCGAACTTCCGAACGGTCAGTTTGTGAAAGTTCCGACGGTGAAGAACGGGCAACAGTATCAATACATCGGTTGGGACGAGCCGACCCCGAACTTTATGCAAAAGTATCTGAACGACTTGGGTATTGACACACAGCAATATCCTATGGAGTTCATACCGGAACTTTACCGACTAATCAAGCAGTACAAGGCCGGTGACCCGATGGCGCGTAAGTGGATTGGTGAAGGTGAACGAATCCTAACCGAAGCCGAACGCCGCGCTGAACTTCAAGCACTGAAGGGTAAGACTCTCCAGAGCGGTACTTCTGGTATGGCATCCGACAATCCAATGAAAAATATGGCAGTAGCCAACTGGATTGAAAACGAAGGACAGCTCGGCAGGATTGTCGATGGTGAGTTCGTACCGGCTACTCCTGAACAGCAAGCCGCCTACGATCAGGCCACCAAACAGTATTCTGCTCGAAGTGCTATGTACAAGCCTACCGAACACGAAGTCCGCAAAATAGAGAAGGGCGTGAAGGGTAGACACACTGCCGAAATGGAAAAGAAAGAAAAGGAAATGCGCTCCAATCTGGAAAGTCAGCAGAACAAGGAGAAGCGTGAATCCGAAATGCGTACAAAGAGACTGGATGCACTCCAGCAAAAGCAGGAACGCTATCAGCAGGAAGCTCGCGGTAAGCACCCTGTTAGGAAGCTGTTGAAAGGCGGTGCATATCTCGGCGGTGCAGTGGGACAGGCACTCCCGCTGTCCGAATATATGCCGGGTATAGAGTCTATTCCAAACAAGACCCCGAATATGGCAACTGCATCGCCCACGCAGGAGGTCGTTGAGCGCTGGAAACAGGGTGTGGATATTCCGGTGAGGGCAAGCGACCCCTACTGGAGTGGCTATATTAAGTGGAGACAGGCGAACCCAAAGGAAGCTATGGAAGCTGAGATGAAATCTATCGAACAGAGAGGTATGGGATATGGCATACAAGATTAACCTGCACGACACGCACAGGACTAGCTACAATAATGCAGTGATTACTGCTGTCGATGCGACACCGGGTTCCACAGAATCCGTGGTATTCGAGGATTACTTCGGTAACAAGCTCGGAGATAAAATCTACACGAACGCCGGTGGATATCTCTGCGACTCGAACGGTGCGCTTTATACGAACGGAGTCTTCGTACCAATCGATGCAGTAATCACGGTCATGTTGAGGGATGGGAAATCTACAAGCTGGACCGTATGTGCTGACAATACTGAAACGATCAGCGATGCGAAACTGTGGAACGCGGACAAGAGCAAGATTCTATTTACTGCCAACGCGAGTAAGGACTTCGTGCTTTCCTACAACGACCTCTCGGACAAGCCTGTGCTTAACCAGTGGGGAAGAGACGAGCAAAAGATCACTATGCTGGCAGTAAACGACAGCGTGGATGTAGATGCCCTCGTCTCAGTGCTTGTGGTTGATGGCAAATATGCCGGTCTGACTCCTTCGGTTGTGACATTGACACTTAACCCGCAGCAAATTGATGTCGTTCAGTTCGGACAGAAATTCTCTGTAAAGAATGAAACCGGCTATCCTCTCAAGTTGGTAAATTCTGATAGCTCGCTCATCGGCATAATATTCAATGGTGATAGTGCCGAAGTGTTTGCCGAATCAAATGCTGACGCTACCGCTATCTACTTCGTGATGCAGGGTGAAGACCCGAGTATCACCGAAATGTTCTCGTTCGACCCTAGTGCAGTGAACCCGCAAACCTTGCAAATCACGGACAACACAGCCCCAAGAGTCATCGTCGAGGAAGTGCCGACATCCGCTACCCCTAGAGTCGCAAAGTTGAAGACAACGTACTCTCTAGTCAAGGCTAGGTGGATATCACTGGTTTGGGTTCCGAGAAGTGACGACACAAGATATTGTAGAAATCTTGTACTCGTGAGTAACAACAACTACATCTTCAAGCTCAAACCTAACGTGGAAACGAGGGTTCTGCTTAAGGCAGGGAGCGGCAATATTCCGCTTTCGCAGATATCCGTGATAGAAGGGCAGTACGCTCCGTTCGGAGTCGGTGCGAGCGAAGATGTGGCCCCGCTTGACTACATAGGCGTGAACGAGTTCAGGTACAAAGGCTACTGCCTGCCAACCGGTGCGACCTATCTCCACGAGAACATTATCGGAGCGATTACCGGTATGCCCTCCGGTTCGACACACACAGTACACATCAGGCACTCGCTGCCGGATGCCGAAAACTTCCAGATGATTGTCGCACTAGATGTGACCAACATCGACATAACCAGCGGTACTTATGTGACATTGGCCTTCGAACTGTTCCAAGAAAACTCCGGTGGAACTATCGACGAGTCCGCGCCATACACGGCATTGTCAACCAATAGCTTCGAGCACGACACAGCAAACGGCGTATTGAGACTGCTCGTGACCGTAACCCAGAGAAGCTACGCGGTGGAGAAGTTGGTATAAGATGACACAGAAAGATATAGAACTGAAATTGTGCAAAGAGAACTTTATGTTTTTCGTAGGGTTCGTCTTCGCCAATCTCTACAAGAGGTCGTTTATCTGGTACGAATTCCACAAAGAACTCGCGAAGATTCTGTTGGACTTGCCATCGCTGTTAAGAGTGATTATCAACGCTCCACCGCGTATCGGTAAGACTGACCTAACCAAACTCTATATCGCGTGGAGGTTCCTGAACGACCCGGCCTCCACAGTCATTTACTGTTCCTATGACGAAGCGCTCGTTGCTCGAAAGAACCGAGAAATCAAGGAGATTCTAGTCTGGCTATCGAAGTATTTTGACCTGCCTGAACTGAAGCCACTGACCCAAGCCAACGGAAAGAAGGAATGGGTGAACAGGGCTGGTGGTATGATTCTCGCCAGAGGAACGAACTCCAATGTGACCGGTAGCGGTTGTAAAACCTTACTGGTTCTCGACGACCCAAATAAACCGGCAGACAGAATTTCAAATACGATTCTGGCTAGGCGTTGGCAGGTCTTCAAGTCCACAATCAGAAACCGTATCGACTTGCCGACTGTGCCTATCCTCGTGATTCAACAGCGTGTCGCAAGCCAAGACCTCACCGGCTGTCTGTTGCAGGACAAAGAAGAAAAGTGGATTCAGTACAAGTTCTCTGCCATCAAGGAGAACGGAGAGAGCATTTGTCCTGAACGCTTGCCGGTGTCAGAAATTGACAAATACAAGAGTGACCCTTTCACATACAACGCGCAATATCTGCAAGTGCCGCTCGACGATGTGGGTAAACTATTCACAAAGAATCAACTGGTGTTCACAAGTGTCCGACCGCCCTTGCAGCAGTTGCGTACCATTATTTCTGTGGACGCAGCCGGTAAGAAGGATATCGGAAACGACTTTAACTCTATTGCCGTCTGCGGTAAGGAAATCAACGGGCCAAACTACTATGTGCTCGATGTTCTGAACTTCCACGCCGATATCACTGTGCTCATTCAGAAAATCAAGGAAGTGCGCAAACACTGGGGCAACAACACCCCTGTGCTCATAGAGAACAAGTCAAATGGTCTAGCGGCTATCCAGTTGCTTCGTAAGGAAACAAGCGGTATTCTTGAGTTCTGCCCCACGACAGACAAGGTGGAACGCGCAATCGTAGTCAAGTATCTGTTCGACTCCGGCAATGTGTCGTTCTGCACGAGGGGCCTCATCTGGGGCGACATCCTTTCGCAGTTCACGCAGTTCCCCAACTGTGCCCACGACGACATCGTTGACGCTGTTGTACAGGGGTTGACTTGGCTTCAGAAATTGCCGAACTACCAAAATCGTTCTAACTTTAATGATACGCAGTTGATGCGTCCAAACTACGGGAGACCTCGTTATGCAAGTAATGGATATAGTAAATAGAGCAGTGATGAACGCTGGCATTGTACCTTCGTTCAACCCTGACGAAGTACCGGAAGATATCCAGCAGAGAGCCGCTGATGTTCTCCGCAACGAAATCATCCCGGATATGAACTGCGACCGCACACTCGATATGACTGAAATCGCTGTGCCGATGATTCCGAGGAATGGTATCATCGACTTGCGCACTACGCCGCCCGACTATCCCAGACAAATCTTCGGGGCAGTCCCGCTTGTGTGCAAGCAACTGCTTACCATTGACAGGTTCACACCGGCTCCGGGTGCACCTGTCATTACTTATCTGAAGAACCTTATCGACACGCTCGTGGAACTGGGGCTTGTCAAGCTGGACGGAAACTTCAATCCTTATGGCAGTCTTCAGAAAACAGACGATTGGCCTACCGACCAGTTCGGGAATCCGCGCGATATCGCGGTATGGTCGCAAGACTACAAGTTGGTCGAAGTAGACAGCGACTTCACGAAACTGTACAATGTCACGGAGACTGGCGCTTCCGGTATGGTGAACAGGAGATACAACCTTCCGTTCCCGCCTATGCGTATCGTGGATATCTTCCGTGCAACTGACGGCGCTGCCCTCCAGTATGTCCACGCTGGTGAATTTGTATCAACAGAATTTCGTTATGCTCAACTTGTTTACACCACGGAAGACTATCCTGATTGTCTTCGCATTAGATTTACTCCAAGTTATGGCCCTGCTTCATCTCTGCTTATAATGCCAGTTCCGATTATGGTAATCAACTCCTACGATGAACCGCACCCCTGGGAGGGAACCATCGTAGCACCGAGAAAGTTCCGCGCATACTTGATTGCCACGCTCGCGTTCTGGATGGCGATGGAATATGGCGTGAGCACTGCCGAAGCTATGAAGGTGAAACAAAATATCGCCTATCAGGCACTCCTCAAGAACCAGTCCAAGCACGACCATCCACAGGATGTCTCCAGAAAGATTTTCAACTTGCTTGAGCGCGGTCGTGGATGGCGTGCTGGAGTGAACGGCAACGGCTACGCGGGAGGCTTCAATGGATAAGTTCAATGGGATAGCCGAATATCACGACGGTATGGTAGTAACAGACTATGTGAATATGATACCGATGGGAAACACCTGCGTTGACAGAGTAGGTGAGACACCTATACCGGACGACTCGTTCACTCCGGGTGAATGTCGTGGGAGCTTCATTGATTCGCACTCGAACATTTATGTTGTCGTGAATGAAGAAGTGCGGCGATATAAGAAAGAAGCTGACGGCTCGATTACTCCTTGCGGGGTGATGCTGAAGGTGAAGAAGTATGGCATGCCTGTGTCGTTCTGCGAAAGTTCGCTCAAGCCTAGTGTGGTGTATCTGTGTGATGGAGAGTTTATCTATTGCTGGATGCTTATCACCGACGAGCAGCTAGGGTATGAAGCCTTCAAGGTCAAGATGCTCTACTTGCCGGGAGTCTCCCCGCTGACATCAACCGCCAACGCACAGATATCCTTCGAAGATTATGTGAGCGGGACCGACCTGACAAAGCTCACAGGCTCGTGGAGCAAGTGCAGATACATCTGCTGGTTTGACAACAGACTGGTGATGACCTGCGTTGACGAGAACACCTGCTACTTGACCTGTACCGACCCTGACCGTTTCATCAGAAATCCTCACAACAACCCTTGGGACGACACGACAGGTGCAGACCTCTGGCGCAACAAGTATCCGTCGAACAACGGCGCCGATACGATGAACCGAGTGGTTAGCTATCGCGGACAACTCTACTTCTTCAACCAGTATTCGATAGAAGCGTGGGGCCGCACTGGTGATGAAGACGCTCCCATCCAGAGCAACACGACTTCCGTAATCCATCACGGCGGGCGTAACCCGTTGGTGATTGCCGACGAAATCTTCTTCATATCCGAGGACAAGATTGGGGGACACCACGTAGCCAAGATATCACCGGAGGGATTTTCGATAATCTCCAACATCGAAATCGACAAGCGTATGGGGAGTCCCATAGATATCCGAGCCATCACGCAGAGGCACGAGCCGATCATTGCTGTACGCGTGAACGAGCGTGACTACTTCATGTACGGCTTCAATCACTGGTGGCGATGGAAAACCCCGAGCGGAGAAACAGAGAGCGTACTTGAAAGTATCCTAGAAGAACTTTCCGTGACTACATCCGGGCGACTCATCCGCTTCGACGAGGAGTCCAGAAACTCCGTGAACGGCAAGCGTATCGAACGCTACATTAGGGAAGGATTCCAACAGTTTAAGAAGCGGGTAATCTTCCGTAGATTCGTAGCAACGATGGATACTGGTCGAAAGACGGAAATTTCCGACGACAGCGGTATCTATCTCGCGCTATCAATAAACAACGGACTGTCTTTCGGTCAGCGACATTACCGCAAGTTGGGACAATTTGGTCTTAATAACAAAATAATGGAATGGAGAAATTTGGGAAGCGGAAACTCCGTACTCATAGAGTTGGGGACATCTGCGCCCTATAAGCTCCAGCTCTACGATATCGCAGTTGAGGCCCAATAGAATTAGTTTGTATAGTGTATAAAACCCCTAGTTATTTAGGGGTTATTTTGTATAGGGGTAAAATTTAGGCGGTCTAATAGCCTTTTATTTGCTTACTATATATAGCCTAATGAACCATATTGAGGGCTAAATGAATATAACATTTTTTGATATAGAAACCTATTCAGATTTCTTTTGCTTCTGTGCAATCTCCTACGATTTCGACACAGAAAAAGAACTCTGGCGAAAGAGCACAACTGCTTCACCGAAGGGAGTTGTGGACGGTACGAATGTCGCAGACATCGTGGACGCTTTCGAGAAGTCGGATTACATTGTCTCCTACAACGGAAGTCGATTTGACTTGCCTATCCTAGCGAAGATTAAGCACGATGTTGCGAAGATGGGGCAAACTCATCAGCAGTACATCCACGCTGACGGCGAACAGATTATCGGCTACGATGACAACAACCACGCACTGCCGGTAATCAGGCACAATGTCAAGGAGTGGTCGCAGAAGCATTTCGACTTGTTGAACAACTGCTTGTTGGGCAAGTCCTTGAAACAGTGGGAAATGTACTGCAACCTTCCCATCAAGGAACTTCCTTACAGCCCCTATGCGAAACTTGACGAGAACCAAAAGAAGGAAATTCTCGAATACTGCTTCCACGATGTCTGGGCTACCGCACAGGTGTTCTGGCGTTTCGGTTCCGGTAAGCACAAATCAAAGTATTACACGCTCCCATCTCGAATTGAGGTGATGAAGATGTGGCCTGAAAACTTGCCGATGAAGTTCGACCGCACCACGCAGGCTCTCTCGGCAGGCATCATCTATCAGACGAACACTCCAATTGCACCGCGCACGATGAACCCGCTGGAGCTCTTCAAACTCGACGAGTTCGATGTGCCGGATGAAGTGAAAGATATCTTCCGTCTGCTGGCACGTTCCTCGCCGGTGACTACGAAGGGTAAGAAAGAACTTGTGGACAAGTGCAACTATCGCGGTATCCAGTTCGGCAAGGGCGGCTGTCACTACATCAAGAAGGGCCATCACAAGAACATCTACTGTTTTGATGTGCAGTCGGAATATCCCCGCGTCATCAGGCATTGGAGTCTGCTGAAGACTCCGCAAGCCTTGGAGAACTGGTCCAACACTATGAAAGCCCGCTTCGCTATGAAGAACAAGAAGGGCACTCCTGAATATCACGCAGATGTGGATGCCGCCTTGAAGATGGTGCTCAACTCCCTGTCCGGTGGATTCAGAATCAGGAGTGGCGGGTCGGTTGCGTTCGACCCCGCTGCCGGTGAGGCTATGTGTTACATCGGTCAGTTGGTTGTGACAGAATTGGCACTGTCCTGCCCCAACTGGGACGATGTGATTGAAATCAATACGGACTCCGTTTTCGTGGTGGGTGAAGAAAACGCAATCGCTCTCCGCAAGAAGTGTGACCAGATGCTTGAGAAGTACGATATGCTCTTTGAAGAAGAGTTTATGGAACAAGCTTACTTCCGCGATGTGAACAACTACGGAATCTATGATGCTGACGGCAAGTTGCTTGACGGTCGTGGTCTGGATTATTCCGACGCCATCAACAAGAACCACGAAAAGGCGGTGGTGTACGAACTGTTCCACAACCTCCTACTTCCGACCCTCGACCTTGACTGGGGCCGCTACCAGTGGACGGATTTCATCTATAAGTACCACAGGTCCGCTGCGAGCAAGTATGCAGAGATTGGCGGTCAGCCGATGACGCACAAGAACTACTACTTTATGTGGACGACTGTGGATTGCCCGGACTCGCAGGTCATCAAGTTCAGCAACGACCTGATGGACTCCCGCAACGGAAGCATCAAGCCGCGCTATGGTGTCTACGCTTTCTCTGTCGAGGAACTTGAGAAGTACAAGAACTTCATTGACTATCGCCAGTACCAACGTGACCTTGACGAAAACTTCTATCTGTGGGGACGCGAAGACCTTATCCAGACTTTCGTCGGCAACGCAAAGGAACGCAAAGCGAAGGGTATCAAGATTAAGTCGCTGGCAGATGCCCTGCTACAACTCCACCCGTGGAGCGAACCCGTAGCCCCGATGGAGAAGTCTGTCTGATGCAAATGAACTTTGAAGATTGACAGGAGTTTATGTACCATCAGCGGAGACCTGGGTGCATCTGCTCCAAGGAATGTGAACAAGCCCACTTCGGCAAGGACAACTATCGGAGATGGTTCCACCGGAAGCAATACAGGGAGGCGCAGTAATGTGTCAGTATTGCGAGAAACCGAACAAGACGATAGTGACGCATCTGGTCGGTGTGTCAGCGTTTGTCGGTGCGGGTCGTCTGTGGTTGCGCTTCTACGACAAAGAGGCCAACCAGACGATAGTGAGCGCTGCCGATATCAAATACTGCCCGATGTGTAGGCGTAAACTCTCGGAGGCAAAATAAATATGCTAGAATTTCTGAAGACACACTGGGATAGGATTTTCCCGACACTTCTTATGATTCTTGATTTCTGCGCGGCAGTGCCGTATGCTGTGCAGGGCGATGTGAAGCACACCGTCTATTGGATAGCGGCTGGAGTATTAACACTTTCAGTGACTTGGTTATAAAGGAGACCAAATGCCGAAAAACTCTATCTGTAATAAGTGCTCGTCTTGTGGCTACTGTGCGAACCGCGAGAACGGAATGATGGCGTGCAACAACTTCAACAGATTTCCGAAGGCGACAGGCTCCTATGAAGACTACTGCAAAGCAAAGCACTCCGAAAAATAGCCAGACCGCCACTGGTGAATACTACGACGGTAAAGTCGAAACCATCGACTATCTGGAGTATATGCTTGTCAAGTTGCTGGAGAACACCATCCCGCCTGAAAGGGCTTACGATGTTGTCTGTGCACTCAAGTACCTGTCTCCTCGACTCGGTGCGAAAGCGGACCAGCCGTATCAACTTGACTTGATGAAAGCAGAGAACTATATCCACCGTGCGCGAACCGGCAAGTGGTTGGATAAGGAGTTCCTCGACCCCTTCGGAGGTTAGTATGCGACTCCAGAAAGTTCTGAACATCCTTGGGCAGATGCCGAAGAAATCCCAAAAGGTCGTGCTGTCTGTCGTAGACTTCGACCGGTACTCACCGTCCGAGAACTACCGTAAGATTATCGAGACCATGATTACCGTGACGAAATCTGCAAACCAGCGGGAACTGCTGGAGGCTTATGCCGATATGCAGCCGACCGACGAGGAAGTTCTTGAGGCTTTCCACGGCAAGGGCAACGATTCTCTGACTCCTCTATATTTCAACGAGGACCAGATTGACTTCATCCAGAACTGCGTTTACAGGAACCGGGATGGCGATTTCCGTCTGATTCCCCATCTGAAAAATTGCAGTGCGGAGGCTATGCCGCTTGAAGGTCTCAAGGCCGACGACGACATCATTTCTGCCCGACTCCAGTTGACACGAATTGCGCCCAACGGGAGTAGCGAAGAATTTGACGGGTTGAAGGAACTCCGTAAGCAGCCCTATGAAGGACCCTACGATGGAGTGTTCCTGAAACTCGCCCCGAATCTTCGCCGCATCAACATCATCTCCAGTTTCGCGCAGGAGGATCCACACGGATTCTTCACGAGGGACGGTCAGATGTTCCGAAATGTGTGTTCGCAGATGACTAGGGTGAACGAGAAGTATGTGACCGAACAGGGGTTCCGCAGGGCTATGTTCCTGATGTTCCTCGTCAGCGGTGGTCGGGCAAAGGACTGGGTTGCGCTCTACAACCTCATTCACTTTATGGTGAGAGTCCCGAACTCCGCAACCGGTTATGTCCTCTACCTGAACGACTTTGACGCTGGTGGCAATGGTAAGTCAAAGTTCATCGGACTGCTTAACAATATGTTCGGTGATTCCTTTACGGCTTTCTCCACACAGCAGTTGAGGTTCACGATTTCGCTGCTCGGCAAGCGTCTCGTTTCCATCAGTGAATACGAGGACAGCAACAGCGCAAAGGAACTCCAATCACTCATAAAGTCGATGACCGGTCGTGACCGTTTCCAGTACGAAGGTAAGGGTATGGACCCCATCGTGGCTGAAACATACCAGAACTTCGTCATCAGTTCCAACAAGTACCTGTACTTCGAGGACAGTGGTATCAAGCGCAGGATGCAGAATTTCCACTGCTCCAACTTGCTCCATATTATGATGACTCGGTACACCCACGACCAGGACTACCTCAACCCGCTGTTCGGAAACATCTACAACGGCGAATCTCTGCTGGTGAAACAGGAGATGGCGCACTCTCTTCTGGACTTCATTATGAAGGACGACCGGAGTTATTCCATCCCGCTTCGCCCGCAGAGCGTGGTCCTCGGCAGTCTCAAGAATCCGGTTCTGCGTGCATTGTTCTCTCCCAAACTGAACTATAAAGGGTTTTGTATGGAAGTGGATGACGGCACGAGAATTGATTTGTACAGACTTGCACCGGAGGCTAAACCGGAGCAGTTGAACTACGCCAGCACTACGATACAGTCTTGGTTCGACGATATCCGTTTTGTGTCTGGTAGAGGTGACAACTCTCTTACGACCAAACTCCCCCTTGAAGTAATCCAGAAAAGGTTTGAACAAAGGCTTTCAGAACTGGATGCCCGTTCGACTGACCTGCGTAGTCGTGATGCCGTGAAGTTAGAAAAATGCGAGTGTTGCGGTCTACGGAGCGATGAATTGTTTACTGAATATGTGTTGCCGATGTGCGTCAAGTACGACATTCCGGTGCACGATTCAGAACAGTTTATCGAGGTCGGTAATGAACCATAACTACGGACTTCCCTACAAGGGTTCCAAAAACACAATCGCCGAACGCATCGTCCAGTGCTTGCCCTCTGGTGGCAAGTTTCTGGATGCTTGTTGCGGAGGCGGTGCTATCTCTCACGCGGCGTATCTGTCAGGCAGGTACGCCTCTGTCACTGGCTACGACATTAACAAATCCATCATCACCCTCTTGACCGCAGTGATGGTGAAAGGTGGTCTCATCGACTACGAGAATTATCCGCTTATTACCTATGAAGATTTTTACAAAGCGAAAGAGCGCTGGGACGACGGCAACCTGAATGACGCAGTGGTCCGCTATGTAGCGTCCTTCGGCTTCAACGGTCAAGACTACCTCTGGGGCAAGGAGAAACTTGCGTACAAGTACCTCACGCAAAACATCGTCTCCTTGCCCACCAAATTCCAACGACGCGAAGCGCTCCGTGACTTCCTGAATGTCCTGAACGCCACCAAGATTCCCTACGACTCTAACGAGTTCAAGAACCTCTCCCACATCGAACAGGTCCAGAATCTCCAGAGAATCAAGATGATCGAGGACGAGATGGAACGCGCACGAGATGCCATCGGGACGACTCTGGAGTTCAAGGTCTCAAGTATGTTCGACATCCACTTCGAGGAATACGATGTCATCTACTTCGACCCACCGTACCAGTCCGCGCAGCGTCGCTACAACCACATCGACTTTTCGCAGATTATGTTCAAGGCCCTGCTCACCGCGCTCCGGGAAGCGGGGAAGGCCGTGTTCGTTTCCGAATACGAGAACCCCGATCCTGAACACTTCATCGAAGTCGCCAACTTCAAGAAGCAATCCACTCAAGCAGCAACGGTGAACAAGGTCGTCATCGAACGCCTGTTCTTTGGAGGAACCGCTGATGAATACAAGAAACTTACGGGGCGGGACATCACCCAGCCCGCTGACCTCGGACAGAACGATTCCGAAGACGATGTTTGTGACTCTCCCGAGGAAGGAGTACGACCGACTTCTGGAGGAGAATCACTCCCTGAAAATGATGCTGGAAGAGACGACAACCCGCTCGGACAGCATTGGGTAGACGAAATTCCACAAACAACCAAGGAGTAAAATATGGTAAAGAAACTTGCTGATGAACTGTCGGATATTCTGGACTGGGTTGAAAACCCCGGTCTCGGAGAACACGCCCACGAAGAAGCAAAGTGCGGTCTCATCTGTTTCTGCCGTGGCCTCGTGGTAGGTCTGCGTGCGAGCGAACCCATCGAAGTTCGCGGTGACATTCCTATCGACCCCAGTTTCGCAAAGGACTGGAACGAGGCCGAACGCCGCGCAAAGGTTGCCGCCGACCGCCGTCGCTCCCGCGAAGAAAACGCACAGCGCAACGAAGCGATGATGGGTAAGCAGGCAGATAATCGCCTTCGTCCCCTTGCCGAAGAAGCACTGAAGGATTGCGGCTGTATGCCTGACTGTCATTAGCCAGTGCTTCCGTTTCCAAAAATGTATAGCACCCCTATCTAATTTTACTTCTGTCAACGAAAATTTTTTCAAAAAATTTCGCGCAGGGTAAAAATAGGTAGGGGTGCTATATATTATTTTATTTTGCAGTTCTGGCTCTTGACAGTCAGGACTCTTTCTTTTCTTTACCTTCCATGTTTCCACGCATCCAAGAGACATTCACTCTGATGTCAGTGATGTCTTCTTTCACAGCTGCGTTTTCCTTTTCCAGAATCTTCACTTTGGTCTTGAGTTCCTTAATCTGGCTGACAACCCAGAAGCAAACGAGTGCCGCCGGTGTGCCGAGAATACTCCCGACCGTAGTGTAGAATCCACCAAGATCAATCCCAGTGTTCGGGTCCACCTTGCTTCCCTCCAGGCTAGTTTTCCGTTTAAGTTATCCGTAAAATTTTAGTTTGTCCGAAGTGGTGGCAGGGGTTCCTAGCACCCCGCCGATATTACTAAAAATTGTAAGTTCCTTTAATACGCATAAATCCTTGTGCAAGAGCGACACCTACGGCCCTTCTTCCGTAATCGTTGTACGGATGGATTGAGTCGGTAATGTATCTAGTGCGATTGAATGGCGATATACCATCAGTTCCGTATACATCAATACATGGGCATGAACAACGGGAGGCGATTTCTTTAATTTGTACGGACTTGTCGTACATCTTTATGAAGATGTCTGTGGAAATCTGCCCAGTTGTGCCTTGTCCGCTAATCGGTGTGGCGACAATTATTTTAGCATTGGGCATCCACGCTTGGAACTTCATAATGCACGATGCGAGAGCACCACGCATACAACTTATATTAAAGTCGCCTCCGTATGTTGCGTATTCGTCACTTGCGTACCATTCGGGGTCGTCACTACTCCCCACAACAAATTCCGCCTCGTCTACTATTTCGGAGTCGGCATCGTTCGCACCACCAAAAAGGATAACGTAGTCTATGCCATCCTTGATGGATGCTGGGAACATATTAGTAATTCTATCCCAAGAACATAGCGCAGAACGGATGGCAACGCATCCAGCGGGGACTGCTCCTGTGTAGTTGTCCTTATTATAGGAGTCATTTCGTGAGTTGTATGTACCATCATCGGTGCTTACGAAAGTGACTGCACCTCCGCCCCACGAGTAAGAATACTTAGAGCCACCGATACCCCTGCCGTAGAAAGACTTTAGGTTACATTCTTCGGCAAAGTGTTTCGCCCACCCGACATACTTGTCATTGCCATTTGAAATTGCCGTGATACTATCGCCATACACGGCAACTATGGAATTACTACCTCCCGATACAGATTCCTTCTCGCAGTCGGTTTCAGCCTCAATATATACTGTCTTACTACCTTGCTCTGGACGAACAAAAATAGACCAATCAGCGGAAGGACAAACGGAAATTTCATACCCGTCAAGCAGTTGCTGCGGAGTACATTTCGCTATTATCTTTGCGTTGTCGTTGGGGCTTGACCTTGAATAAAGAACACGTATCGTTTGCACACTCGTAACAAGGGTCGTGCTTCTCACCTTAATCTTGGTAACGTAGTTTGCTGGGGCGACAATCGTTGTCTGTATCGGAGTAGTTTCAGTAGGAGCGGTTGCAACCTTGTCAAGTTGCTTTCTAATCAATTTTGTATCGTGTAATGTAGCATTGCCTACAAGTTCGGTAACGACAACCCGCATCTCAACGGATGCCTCCCAAGTGCGGTACTGCAATACTATGTTGTCACTAGGAGTGTATTCAATGGCAGTACCGTTGAACAGTGCTCCGGCGACAGCACTTGCGATATTGGAAACCCCGCCTTCTTCCGCAAGGTCGCGACTATACAAATAATTTAAAGCATAGTCTGCGTTTATCAAGGTAGATGTCTTGCAGAAAATCCTATAAGTCTTGCCCTTGCAGAGCCGTATGTTCGTGGAGTAGAAAGTAGTACCAGCCGCAGTGAACGTTTCGTCTGCGACACTTTTTTCAATTGTTGAGGATGGAATCTTCCCGTCCGAATCTTGCTTCACATCGTCCAGTCTTGTAACTTCTTCCACCTTTGCCGAGAAGGCGATGTAGGAAGAGTTCCACGTTCTCACCATAAGTTCCGCCGATGCAGTAGGGGTGAAGAAAACGTAAACACCGTCGGCAAGTTCTTGTGCACTCGCTTCGGTTATCGCACCAATCCCGTTTTGGTAAAGGATAGGCGATATTCCCGAATAATCCGCCAAAGTCGCAGTCTTTATGGACAACTTGTACAACTTGCCCGCAGTAAGAGTTACACCAGTCCCCACTGCAGCGGTTCCTGTGGTGAAATTAAAAACTTCCTTGACGAGAGTCAATTGCTTATTGAGTATCTCTTCAGCGTGTACAACCTGCTTAATTACCAGTTCACACGCTAGGGTGCTGGAGTTGTACGTGCGGATAAAAAGATTTGCCGTTGCGGACGGAGTGAAAACCGCTGTAATCCCGTCATAGAGTTCCTGCGATGACACCTTGCAGAAACCCGTGCCGTTTTGGTAAAACACGAACGGAGCGTCGCCATCACTCTGGCTTGCTGATTTTAAATACAGCACGTATGTCTTTCCAGCATACAACGTAATGTTTGTGTCTTGTGCGGGAGTCCCATAAGTTGACCTTATGCCCGAAAAAATAGGCATAGAAATAGTAGAGTTCTTTGCAAGTATGCTAGACCCTAATTTTTGTGGATTTCCGTTATCGTCAAGTACAAAGTAGTTATCCGCAGTAAGCTCAGCCTCGGTTGCCGTATCACTTAATGAATGAATGTTAGACAACGAATTCTCCGCAGCCTCCTTCAGCAGGTCGTCCTTGCTCATCTTCGCAGTGCCGCTCGGTCCGTCCACCACAATGTTGTCGCCAGCGCGAAAGGTGGTGATTGTGTCGGGGAGATTTGCGATTTCGTTTGTCCCGTATTTCTTCGGGGCAATGCAGTTTCCGGGCAGCTTCTTTGTTTCCGCAGAACCCACATCCATCGCGATATAGGAAGTAGCGACCAGGTCTGATTCCGAGGCAGTACTCGGCAGGTTGGTTATAGTTGTATCGGACATAATAACTCCTTACACCGGCTTACGTGCCAGTATGTTTTTTCCGTTGATAGTTACAAGGTTGTCTCCGTCTATAGTCATGATCCTCGCGAGTACTTCGTCAATGTCAGACTCGAGTCCTGTGACGTGGACCGTAAGTGTCTGTGCGGGGATATCGCCACTTTGGACGGTCAGTCTGACGAGGATGTCATAATCGTCCCAAGAATCGTTCTTGCGATTCACAGGTATTGCGAAATAGCAGTCCTGACCGGGTATGCTCCCTTTGGCAGACAGCACAGAATCGACGAAGATTTCGCAATCAACATAGTTCCCCACTCCGCTTATAGGTTCTATCCCTATAATAAGCATGCCGCACTTTCCAGATTTGAGCTTGTGGGACAGTGTGATGTCTACGCTGGCTGCGTCATTGGCCAGCACTTTGGTAGTTACATTATCGCCATACGAGCCGAGGTCTTCTGGCCTGAAGTTGCTGGCATAAGTGACACCCATAGGGCCTTGAGGGCCTTGAGGGCCTTGAGGACCGACTGGGCCGGGGACAGGTGCGGAACTCGCTTCCCCACCGCGAAAAGGCTGAATTTTCCAAACTGCCATACAGACCTCGGTTAAAAAAAAAACTTGCCGGTTTATATTGGGGTCTTGGACGCTTTCCGGCTACGCCCACTAACTGGGTACACCACGAAGGTCATACCCAGTTGTGAACCACCGCTAGGGTGAAGTTCGGTTAGTCGATGGGCAAGTAGATGGATGCACCAGAAACACCCTGATACATACCGAAGCCCATCAAGCCGTCCACACGGAACAGGCCGAGGCTGGTGTACGGGTCTTCCCAGAAAGTACCACGCCACGGAATGATGCCCTTGTCCTTGAACTCCGTCGGGATAGTGAAGGAGTCTGCGGTAGACATCTTTTCGAGACCCTTGACAGCAATCAAGAAGTCGGATTCGTGATACATCACCATCGGAGCGAGGTAGGTCTTACCGGCAGTGAGGACATCGGAGCAGGTGAAGGTGAGAACGCCATCGCCGACCGGATCCTGCGTGCCGTCCGGAGTGCGGTTCCATTCCTGCTTGGCGTACCATTCGTAGTCAGGCTGGATGAAGCCGTGGCGGTCGAGACCGCGAGTACCGGATGCGACATATTCTTCGTAGGCGGTGGAGTGAGCGTTCTTGCGCGGACCGGCAACGAAGATGGGCTGTGCGAGTTCCCAAGCACCTGCCGTACCGACCCAGCCTTCTCCCGGAACCATAGACCAAGAGGTGAAGTGCCACTTGAAGAACACTGCCTTCTGGATGCCAGTCGGCTTTCCGAGAGCGTCAACACACTGCACCGGATGCTTGTTGCCATCGGCAGCGGCGGTGTCGTCAGTCAGGAAGACCGGCATCGGGAAGATTTCGCCTTCTTCGGAACCGGTATAACCGGCGATGTTGGCGAGAGCGACAGAGAGTTCACCGTCAAGTTTCACGGTCACGCTGGCGATGTTGGTGGCCTGTGCGGTCACGCGCATCGTGTCAACGCCCTTCGTGAAGCGGTAGCCCATAAAGTCGCCGAGTTCGTTCTTGTAGAGGTCACTGCCGACCTTCGGGTTAGCACCGAAATTGGCCTGGAGAGTCGGGACAACGCGGTTCCAAGTCTGCGGGTGAGCAAGACCGAAGATGTTGCCACCAAGTTTGGAGGTCTGGATGTGCGCTTCTGCGTCAAAGCAGGTTTCGCGGTAAGCACGGTCCTTCGCGTCACCGGTGAGGCCAGCCTGACAGACATACGGCTGCGTGGTTCCGAGGATGCCACGGTAAGCCATCTTGTTCACTTCGTCCTGAAGGTTGGCAACGCGCTTCGCCATAACTGCGGGCTTTTCGATAGCAAGGGCAAGTTCACCTTCGGAGGCTTCAGCGGCAATGCCGATAGGAGCGACCTTCAGAGGAACAGCGCCACGCTTCACACCGAGAGTGCCACGGAGACCGGCAAGGTCCAAGGAGTTACGGAACACCTTACCGGAGTCCATAATCGTGACGCTCACGGTGTCGCCGGACATATTGGCTGCACCGAGTTTACTTTCGATAGTGCGATTACCCTTCGAGAGGATATCCACACCGACATTAAATTCGACGGCGAGGTTCGCCATCAACTGTTGGTTTACAATCTGACCCATAGTTCAGTTCCTTAATACTTTATGCCGCGCTTGTTCATAGCGTCTTGCAGCATCAGCGCAAAGTTATTACTGGGCGGCATAGTGGATGTGTTCCTTCCGCTGCCCGGAACAGGTACTTCGTTAGGCTGGGGCTGTCCCGCAGGAGCAGGAGCAGGGTTCGGCTGGCCAAGGTTCTGACCTTGAGGAGCCGGTTTACCACCAGCAGGAGGCATCTGATTGCCGGACTGGTTGTTTCTCCGTTCAGCGTTCTGTTGGCCCATCGCTTCAAGTTGCCCATAGAAGTGCGTAAGCACTGCGCCTTTTTCATATTCGGTCATACCGAGCCATTCCTGGCGGCGAACTGGGTCTTCCGCAATGCGGTCCATCCACGCCTTGAGCAGCAACTTTCCGTAAGGTCTGCCAATCATAGAGTTCAGAGTCGGTTCCTTATGGATGATATAGTTGGCGTACTTATCAGCCATAGCCATAAACTGCTCGGCTTCACCCGGCTGGTCGAAGATGCGGTAGCACTCGTCCTGCCAAGCCTGCTGGCGTTCTTCCTGTTCTTGCTGGAGAATTTCCTCGATCCGTTCCTTCTTCATCTCGGCAAGGAGATGGGAGCGTTCGTCGTCCTTCTGGAGCAACTCGTCTCTTTCCTTCTGTAATTGCAGGAGCCTTTCCTTCTGTCTGCGCTCCTTCTCACGCTTCTGTTCCAGTCGTCGGGCAGCGAACACCTGGTTGCGCGCCTTTCGCTCGGCAATCTCCTTGTCATCGGGAGTCTGGCCGGTTTTCTTATTGCTTGGCGAAGCGTGGTCCCCGCTAGAGTCACCATCGCCGACTGCGGGTCCGTCGGTCTTGGGCGGTTGGGCATCATCACCCGGAGAACTGGGCGAGGTTGCACCCTCGGACCCCTTGTCGCCACTGCCATTCCCGTCGGAAGTAGTAGTATTGGCGCTGGTGTCCGGTGAAACGCTTTGAGGTTCACGAATCTGGGTGGCAGCGTCGAGAGCCTGTCCCATTTCGGTAAAAGAAATATCAGCCATAGTGACTGCTCCTAGTAAACCCTGCACCAGTATCGGTACGAAGGGGTGTTTGGGTGGTGGTTCACTGGGAAATATAATAAAAATCTGCCGGAGAAGCACACTTTATTGTAAAAATCCTACAAATAGCCCCACCAGCCCCGGTTCACTGCCGGATTTTCTAGGCCACCCCAGTAAGAAAGTCTGACCTTACCTTTTCCATTCCATTTCCTTTCAGACCCCTCCCCTCGCCGCCCGAGATATCCACTTCAGATTCACAGAATGTTCACCAGATGTCAACTGTTCACAACTTATCCACAAGATATCCACCGAAGTTCGCCAAATCTGTTGATAAGTTGTTGAGATCTGGTGCACAGTGCGTGAGTTGGCAGTGCATATCGCCCGATGTTGACAACTTGTTGAGAAGATGTTGACTGAAGACAAGTCAAACTTACAATATTATTACATTACGCTTTTGGTGATAATCTGTGAACATATTGTGAATATCTTGTCAATTATATATTATATATTATATACAATTTATCAACATATAGTCAACAAATTGTTTACATAGGTATATTGTCAATTATTGACAATTATTTTATAGCCAAATTTACCTACAAACTAAATTTTAATTTATCTACATTTTGTTAGTTTACACAAAATACAAACAAATTAGAATTTTACAAACAAACTATATTTTTACAAACAAATTATAAATTTACATATAAACTAAATTTTATTAGTTTATACTAGATTTTACATATAAGTTTATATTTAGATTAAATCTTTAATTTGTTTGTAATTGTCAATTTTTGACAAAATAGTTTATATGTAAATCAAAATTGGGCTTTTATATAATCAAACTTTGATTTATTGTCAAGGGGTCAAAATCAAAAATAAGTAAAAAATAAGTTTATACTCAAACTTGTTTATATCTTGTTTATATCTATGTTGATAATATGTTGATAACAAACAGTATCCGTTTATTTGCGTTTTAAGGGGCTTTTAAGGGCTTTTTGTGTTTACCCTAGTATTTAATAGGGTACAATATAAAAAGGGCTACAAACTACCTAAAAACGCAAATAAAGCCATATTGCTATATTTTCCGGTGCATAAACGCATTTTTGTTTGTAAACTTCTTTTTACAACTTTTTTCTGTTTACCCCTTGACCAAACACGAAAAAGTTTATACTTTTGTTGTTGTTGAGGGGTTCGCCCCTTGACCCCTTGACCCTCAAAAAGTCAAGGGTGACCGAACGAAAAAGCCCCTATTTATAGGGGTAAAAAACCGAACCTTACATATATTGTATCTAGTCCATATTTGGCACACTTTAACCTAAACAAAGGGCATACACTGCCCAAAGGAGTCCAATATGGAACAGAATACCTCTATCGCAACCAAGACCCTCGCTTCTCTGGATGGCTGGGCTGAACGCAAGAGCGACCTCATCAAGTTCGTTGACGAAATGGGCGCGCTCACTGTGGAACAGTTCGCAACCTCTGGGGTGCGTAAGGCGGGCAAGGCACAAGCATTGAGCGTGTTGCTCCACTGCTCTAGCGGCTACATCGGGGATAAGTTCCGTGACAAGACGGGCACTGAAGTGCACGATGTCATTGTGAACCTCATCGCACCCGATTTGACGCCGGAACAGATTAAGGAACGCAACTATAACACGGCAGTGGGTGCTCTGAACACCTTGCGTGAGCAGAAGGTGCCCGAACAGACTATTGCTATGGTCTTGAGTTCTATGCCCGAAGGCAAGCGTGCCCTTGCGGATAATCCCGCCAAGTAATCGCCCGAACTCTGCGATAGGTGCACCCGAAAGGGTGTGCCAAATATGGGCTAGACCACTTCTCAAGGAGATATCTATGCCAAAAGTTCAAAAGGCACACAGATTCGCCATCGCCTATATGATAGATAGCGCCATACGCACTGTCAAGGTATGCGCGGAAGATGACAGCGACCCCACTTCTGCTACGGAGTGGTTCAAAGAAGAATATAAATTCGTGACGGGCGACACGCCCGAAGTGCTCCGTTGTGAGTATCTCGGGTACGGTCGTGTTGCGTAAGATAACCCGCGCCCGCTGGTGAACGCCAGACGGGTGCTTTCCACTTCTCAAGGAGATACCAATGAAACAAGTAAAACACTTCGCAGCAGTGCGCTGCACCTTCAGCGGGGGCGAGACCGCCGTCTTGTTCCCGAGCAAGCAGAACGCATCTGTGTTCGGAACTCTGGTGGACGAGTACGATAACCCCATCGGAGCAGTGCTGGTGATCTTCCCCGAAGTTGCCAGCGCCCAGCGCCTCAATGGTGAGGTCAAGGTCGCACGCTTCGGAGCCAGCGATTCAGTAGAGTATAACAGCATCACCGGCAGTCGTCCGGTCGAGGTGCAAGCCCGCATCGCAGCATTTGTGATTCCATCTGCCCTCGTGAAGAGCGTAGGTGGTGCGTGGAAGTTCGGCGGCAAGGTCTTCAGCGAGGTTCCGCAGTTCAAATATGAGTATTGACTTCAGAGAAGTGGTCATAAAGATAAAGGCGAGTGCCAAGTGCTCCACCGATGAAGCGTGGAGTGGCTTGGCGCAAGCCTTTTTGTCGCTGGATAGAACTAGAACTGAACGAGAGCAGTATTACTTTCTTATCCACTACGGGGCTATCCAAGTCCACGCAGAAATCGGTAAGAAATATCTCCCCGTCGGTGAGTATCGAGCAGACCACGATGAAGCATTTGAGTGCTTGATGCTTCCAGATGACGAATGGAAGTTCCTTGATTGGTTTGACGAAGGGCCAGTTAGGGAGTACGCCCGACTGATGGGCGAGGGCTTCGTAAAGACTTGTTCATTTGACTCCGTGAGAAACTTCTTGCGGAAGAACTTTAAGGAGAATAGCAGTTATGAAGACTGTCGAAAAGTTTACAATCGTATCAGAGCGTGTGCCGGAAGGTTGCGATAACTGGTGGGAATACTACCAGACTCGCGAGGCGAAGCGCAAGGCTCTCAAAGAAAACATCTGCTGCTTGGCAGCAATCATCGTCCTGCTCGCTGCTTACTGCGTGGTAGGAAATCTGGAGGTAATGTAATGATTACTCAAACTGATTTGGACCGCATCTGCGAACTCGCGAACACAGTCGAGGACAAGTTGCAGGACTTGGACACCGAAACCCTCACCGGACTGCTCGATGCAGTGCAGGAAGTGCAGGGTGATGCCACCGAACTCCGTGGGCTGGTGGAAAGCATCGACCTCGATGAGGACAGCGATGACCTCGCCGAGTTGATCCCCGATAACCTGTCCGCTGGAGAGGCCGACTCTCTGCGTGACGCTGTGAATGACTGGAGGGTGAAGAATGGCTACCCCAGAATCTAGGCCGAAGCCCGCCGAGGATATCTTCGCCCGCATCAAGGCTGAACTGGAGAATGGTTCTGTCCCTTGGCATAAGCCTTGGGTGGTGCGCGAGGAGTGCGTGGTAAGTCATCTGAATGGCAAGCCCTACTCCTTGAGGAACCGTATGCTGCTCTCCTTTGCGGGAGAGTATGCCACATTCCATCAGATTAAGAAGGCTGGTGGGTCAGTGAACAAGGGAAGTCACGGTAAGTATGTGTACTTCGCCGCCGAGATTAAGCGGAAGAAAGATGACCCCGATGAAGAGGACCAGTTCTACCATCTGCTTCGTGCGTACAATGTGTTCAACATTCTGGACACAAATCTGGAGCCGAAGTATGAAGAGAAGTGGGGCGGTCAAAAGGCTCCGGATTGCAACGCGCTCCAAGTCATCAGAGACTATTGCGAACGCACCGGTGTGAAGATGCACGAGGCAGGCGCCGAAGCATTTTACTCCCGTTCGGAAGACACCCTTCAAGTTCCCAACATCGACACCTTCTCCTCGGAGGCAGAGTTCTATTCCACTCTGTTCCACGAGGTCGCGCACAGTACTGGTAAGCGACTCAACCGTGAGTTTGGAGTTGCTATGCTTGGTATGGCTGACGACAAGTACTGCAAGGAAGAGTTGGTTGCTGAAATCACCTCGGCCTTGTGTCTGGGTCGCCTCGGTATCGACACCGAAGACACCGTGATTAACAGTGGCGCTTACATCAAACACTGGCTCGGCAACATCTCGAAGATGAAACCGACCGACTTCAACGACGCTTGCTTCAAGGCACAGCGTGCGTATGAACTTATCTTCAACATCAACAATCAAACCAAGGAGTAATCTATGGCTGAAGCAAACAAACCCTCTCAAACTTTCGACTGCCTCGCAGTCACTAGCGTCCAGGTCTTCCCGTTCAAGGAAGGCCCGCTGGCTACTGTGAAAGCGATGGCAACCGTAGTCCTGAACGACCAGTTTATGGTGCGTGGTCTGCGCGTGATGAACGGCAGCAACGGACTCTTCGTCTCCTATCCCATTGACCCGTTCTTCAAGGGAGAGGATTTCCGCACGGTCTGCAACCCGATCACTCGCCAACTGCGTGAGCACATTGAAAACTGTGTGCTCGAAAAGTATCAGGCTTGCATCGAGTAGTCTCCAACAGACGCATCAGTGACAGTGGTGTGTCGTCGGGTATTAACTCGAACAAACAACAAACATCAACCACTCTCAAGGAGTAATCTATGAATCGTGAATCATCTCTGGCAATCGCTCTCACCTGTGCAAGGTCTCTGGAGCACGGTGTCACCCTCAAAAACGCTTGGAAGGAATCCAAGGAAAAGACTGTCGAGGGTATGAAGGAGCACGGCATCACCGACGATGAAGTCGGCACGCTGTTCCGCAGTTATCAGACGCTCGCCACCTCGCTCGCCAACTCCCTGTTCATCAATCTCGAAAAGGCAAAGTTGATTGTCGTCAGTTCTGAAAACCGTGACGATGCCATCGGTATGCTGGCCACCTCCCCGATGATTATGGGCAGCATCGACTTCGCTCTTGCAGAGGTAACGAGGGAAGCAAAGGACGAAATTATGGGCAAGGAGAAGAACGATGGCTAGTGTACTCGTGATTAAACCCTGCCCGTTCTGCAAGAAGGAATATTAGAAGATGTTTCCCGCAGACGGCTACCGCAGGTATATGGCAGGGGAGAAAGTTCAAGACTGCTTCCCCGAAATGTCTGCCGATGACCGTGAGTTCCTCATCACTGGAATCTGTCCTACTTGCTGGGACCTTTCCTTCGGAGGTGAAGACTGATGACGGTTATCGAACAGCGTACATACGAAGCAATCTGCTCCCTTGCTACTGCATTGGAACAGGAAGTGCCGAAGATTACCGGGCAACTGAACTGTATCGTCGGTGCTCTTGAGGTGATGGGTTCCACACCGCAGGACTACCACCCGAAGGAAGACCCCAAGTACTGTATGGACTTTGATGAATGGGCAGCACGCCTTGACTTCTCTGACCGTCGGCGCTTGATGAACTTCCTCTGGAATGATGAGGTCTGGCACGACACCTGTCTCCGCGAAGAGGATGCTCCTTGGGAAGACGCAAGCAAACTTGAACCGCCTGACATCTCCGAATCAGCAATGGGACCCGGAGATGACGAGGACCTTCCCTTCTAGGAGTTGCCTATGTGCGGTTGCATCGTCGCCGGTATCTTCCTCGCGTGCTTGTTCCTGTACTGGTACTAGTCCTCAAGGTTGGTGTACTTCCCTAACAGTGGAGTACCCTCCTTCTTGTGGAGGAACTGGTGACAGGTCTTGCACAGCAATAGGAATCTGTCGGGATCCAGATTTGTGTAGTTCGTGCGGTACATATGGTGCACATCAAGATACTCCACCCGAGAGTAGTGCTTACCGCAGAACTCACAGGTCTGGTTTCTGGCCGACAGCATATACTTCCTGAAGATGAGCCACTGCGGGGTGCGTCGGAAAGCCTCGTGCTCTGCCTTGAGTTTGTCGAAGAATTCTTTTCGTTTCATACCTACCAGTAATAAATTTTCTCCGGTCCGAGCCGAGTTTATTTATTTACTGATAGGTATAACATAGGAGATTTCAAAATGCTTAATCAAATTCCACAGAATAAACCCATCACTGCTGCTCCCGAAACCAAACCGGAAGCGGTTGAAACTGAAACCAAGCGTCAGGTATTTGTCAACGATTTGTCTCCCGAAGAAAGAGAGCAGGCCGTTGCTGAATACGCCGACCGAATCCGTGAGCAGTTGTCCGGCGAGACCATCAGCATCAACTGTATGTCCCGACTTCTGAATATGGCCCACCCGCGAGTGACCGCCTTGCTTGCTGTCACAGCCTCTGCAAAGGAAGCGCTGCTTGACTCCAGTGCGAACAAGGTTGTCCGTGCCAAGTCGCTCCTCTCCAAACTTACAGAGGAACAACGAGCCGCGCTCCTCAAAGACCTGCGAAATGAACAGCACTGACAAATCAAAAAATGTATAGCACGCACCCCTATTTTCTTTTGGCGCAGAAATTTTTAAAAATTTTTTCTAGTTCAAAAGAAAATAATATAGGGGTGCTATATATTTTTTGAAACCGAAGTGCTGGCAAAAGTTTTTATAAAATTCTGCGGCTTGGTCTGCGGGATTTTGTTTACTATATGTACAAATAAAAAAGGGTTTTATATGTTCAACACTAACAACGGAGTAGACAATGACAGAACCGAACCCGAAACTGAAGAACGAGTATGCTCCTTTCCCGGAGAGTGCCCCGCAACAGACACCAGTTGCTGTGGACGCTGCTGCTACTTTAGAGCAGTGGAATCAGATGGTGACGGCTACGGAGAAAGCGGCTGGTGATCTGGTTGCAAGCCCGGTAGTCCGTGAAGGATATCTGGCGCACGGTCATCCGGCAGACCTCGGCTTCATTCACCTGAACTCTATGACGAGTTCGCGCATCCGCAAGCGCTTCCCTCTTGCCACCAAGGACGAACCGCTGTTCGCTATGCTCTATGCCCAAGGCAAACTGATTGTCGGGCAGGGGCTGGTGAAGAAGTACACTGCCCGTAAGGAAGGCAAGACCTTCGACCACACCAAATGGATTAACAAAGAGTTTGACAAACTGTTTGATAATCTCGATAAGTATAGAGAGCAGTTAAGGGAGATTGCTTACAATGCCTCAAGAACTGACAAATGAACTTGACGACATCACTTGGCGCTTGGAGACTATCTTCAGGACTGACCCGAAGTTGATGCGCAAGTGGAAACCGAAGGTCAAGAAACTCGAAGAGGCTGCTACCAATGTCTCGCGTGTGATGTCTCTGGCAGACAAGTGGCCCACCGTGCCGCAGTCCCTGTTGCTGGAGTTCGCCACCAACGAGTCGGCTCCCTTCATCAAGGTCTGCATCGGTCTCACTAGCAGACGATATCAACTGTCGCCTACATCGCTGTGCTTGTGGTGGAGGCGTATGATTGCTTCCGGGCAGCAGCACATCCTTACCTACTTCTCGTGGGAAGGACTGAATAGGCTAGATGTCGAGACAGTGTGCGGCAACGATTTGCTCCGTGCCTGTACTGACAACATCGCCTTGCTGGATAACATCAGGAGTATTCTTGCAGATGACCAGACCGTTGACTTCCGTATCAGGGAACTCCTCGGTGGTCTCTCGAAGCAGTCCGATGTTAAGGCTGCTTGGAAGAAGTGGGTGATGACTAACCACCCCGACAAGGGTGGCGACCCCGAACACTTCCTCGAAGTCAAGGTTGTCTACGACGAGTGGCTGACCTTGCAGAAGGAGAACTGATGTCAGTGAAACTCGCTGTCGTTATCTGGGTTCTGGCTTGCACAGGACTCGTAGTATTTATCAACATCTTCAAACCCAAAAAATAGGAGACAACTATGTCTAAAATCAAGTACCCCGACTACACTTACAACCAGACCATCAGGATGCTGCGCGGTGATACCACTCCGGTGTCACTCGACTCTGCTCCCGGCCTGCTCGGTCATCACCACTTCGTTCTCGTCTGGGACGGAGACGCTGACCCGACCAACGCCAGCGTTACGCTGGGTATTCTCACCGGTGTCAGTATGACTGCCGACAAGATGCGCTTCACGGTGCACACCTGCTCGACTGACTTCGACCTCACCTATGACAACGCTGTTTACATCCGCAACGATTGCTGCCCGGAAGTTCTCGTGAAGACGGAAGGCGGTGCGTTTGTCGGGAAGTTGGTGGGCATCGACTACGACAAGGGTATGGCAGTGGTGCAGGGCAAGGACGGCGTTGGCTTCTGGTCTCTCTCCATCGTCACCTACATCGACGATGTGAACACTGACCGCCTCGGTCTCCGTCTCGCTGAACCGGCAAAGGAAGAGGCCAATGCATAAAACCGAAATCAACTGTCTGAACTGCGATGCGAAGATCAAAGCCGAGATTATCTACGGCGACGGTCTTCGCTTCTGTCCCGCTTGTGGCTCCACGAAGATTGTCACTGACACGGAGAACTACGAGCGCGTGAAATCTGAACTGAAACCTAAACAGGAAGAGCCTATGGCTGAAGAAAACGAACCCATCATCGGTGTGGATTCTGCCGCACCCGGAACTCACGACACCACTTCCGCTGACTTCGACAGGTCCCTTGGGACTGAAGTTGATTGCTTCGGTCGCGAAGACAACGCCGGTAAGATGTTCCCTTGTGACCCTATCCTCGCTGCGGATGCGGACTTCAAATACGAAGTAAAGGACGCTCCGGAACAGGGAACTGACAAGTGGCTGGAATGGCGTAAGCAGGGTATCACTGCTACTGAAGTGGCCTCGATTATGTACCCCTCCAAGTGGGGCAGTCCTCTCTCCATCTACACCGACAAACTGGGTCTCACCCAGAAAAGTCAGGATGACTCCGAAGGGTTTATGGAGTGGGGCCACCGCATTGAAGACCTGCTCGTGAACAAGTTTATGGAACAGCACAAGGGCTTCACCGTCTGCACGCAGGGTCGTCTGTATCAGCGTGACTGGGCAAAGTGTTCTCTTGATGCACAGTGCTTCGACGAGAACGGCGTGCCCGTCATCATCGAGTGCAAGACTGGTCAGCACGAAGAGAAGTGGGACCCGATTCCCGAACGCTACTACGCACAGGTGCAGTGGCAGATGTATGTCACTGGCATCCGCAAGGCATACTTCTCTGTGCTCATTCAGGGTCACATCTGGTTCGAGCGCGAAGTGGATTACTGCCCGGAGTATGTGAAGCAGTTGAAGGAAAAGGCGTTCTATGTCTGGGACTGCATCCAGCGTAAGGAAGCACCGGCAACCCTCGGCGACTTCGAGTCCGACAAGACTGCCATCGCTGCACTGGCCGGTGAGTCCGGTCACTCCGGTGAACCGCTGGAAACTGACGAACAGACTGTCGGCAAGTACCTCGCACTGAAGGAAGCCTACGAAAAGGCCGAAAAGGAGTTCAACGACTTCAAGAACTCCATCGCCTACAAACTGGTGGACCACAGTAAGATGGTGTGTGACGGCAAGACCTTCGCCACTTGGGTAGAACGCAAGGGTTCTGTCAGCATTGACAAGAATCTCCTCAAGGAGAAGTACCCTGAAATCTACAACGAATGTCTGAAGCAGGGTCTGCCGACTCGCTACATTATGTACAAGGTATAGGAGATATTATGATTGTAAAACTGGTATTTCCTGTCATTATGGTCTGGACTCTGGTCGCAGTGATTCTTCACTTCGCTGGAGTCGGGGCGTTCGCCGAGTGGGCTGTGACCGCAGTCCCCTGGCACTGGTCCTGTCTCTGCATCCTCTGGTGGGATTTGATTGTGGTACTGCTTTGCATCCTGCTGCAAGTCTTCATCAAGTGGATTCTGTGGGTAATGGATTAGCCTAGTCTCCCTGCTAGGCTGCCTCGCTCGGATTTCCAAGT